ATCACAATTTATCAGAGCATTTGGTCCATTAAAAGTAAGCGGATATGACTTAATAGCTCAATCTGGAAGTTTACGACTTTCAATTGCATCAGGTAGAGCATATAGAGTAGGTGGATTTTACTCAAGTAATCCTGATAATCCTTCTATATACGATTCAAATACAATAGCAACAGCTAGTTTTGTTCGTGTATATAGAGACCCAAACGTAATTGGTGGATTTAGAGCTACATTAAATGGCCCAGTACCATTTACAACTATCGACCCTACAATGTATGATGATGGCACAGGAACTTTAGCTTCTGTAGGGGCAAGTCAATGGACAATACAAAGATTATTTCAAGGTGTAGTAAGTGGAATTACATATGCATATTATGGACAAAATGTATATAATACGCTAGCTTCTGCTGTTCAAAGTATATCAACAGAACCATTTTCAGAAGCACAAACAAGTATTTTAGCTTTACCATTTATCGGATATGTTATATCTAAAGGAGATACAACAAACTTAGCAGACACAACAAACAATTCTATAATTAACGCAGGTTTATTTAGAAACACAGCAGGATCTAGTGGAGGTGGTGGAGTAGCTACAACAAACTTAAATGACTTATCTGACGTAACTATAACAACTCCAAGTACTGGTGAGGCTTTAGTTTACAGTGCTGGATTTTGGATAAACGGAACACCATTAAATTCAACAAGTGCATCATATTCTAGCACTGCTTCGTATGTAGAAACAGCTCAAACAGCATCTTACGTAATAACAGCTCAAACTGCTTCTTATGTTTTAAACGCAGTAAGCAGTTCATACTCAACAACTTCATCATACGCTTTAACAGCTGAAACTTTATTAGGAACAGTTACAAGCGCTTCATACGCAGACACTGCTTCTTATGTAGCAACTGCATCTTGGGCTATACAAGCGATATCAGCTAGTTTTATCAATACAACAGACACAACTACTGGTACAGGACCATATTATATATTATTTGTATCCCAATCAACCGGAACTAGAACACCAAGAGTTGATTCTAGTGGATTAACATATAATGCTACAACAAACACCATAACAACAACTGCTTCATATGCTTCATTAGCAAACCAAGCAGTAAGTTCATCTTACGCTGCAACAGCTTCTTATTTTTCAAGAACAATAACAAGAGGAGGAACAGTGTATGATAAAAATGGAATAACAAACAATGCTTCTTACGTAATTTGGAGAGCAACTGAAGCTTGCACAGTAAGTAAAATATATGCATATAGAGAAGGTGGTACAGCAACAAACGTAAACGCTTTGAAAAATACATCCTTGCTACGATCTACAGATTATAGTATAGCTTCAACAGGAACTTGGTTAGATGTTGGTACACTTCAAAATACAAGTGTAGTAGTAGGTGATGCAATATATATAGTAGTTAGTGGTAGTGGAGCTTCACCAACAGAAATAGCAATACAAATTGATTTAACTATTTAATGGCTCAAGATATATTTTTAACAGCAGGTTCTGGTAGTTATGTAGTACTTCCTGGCGTAACATCTTTAACAGTACAATGTTGGGGAGGTGGTGGTGGTGGCGGTGGAAACACAACAACTGCTGATGGTGGTGGAGGTGGTGGAGGAGGAGCCTACTCAAGTAAAACATTTAACGTAACACCTGGTCAAACTTTTACATACTACGTAGCTCAAAGTGGAAATGGAGTAGCTGGTGCAAATGGAACTAGTGGACAAAGTACTTGGTTTAGTAGTAGTTTATTTCAATTAGCAGAAGGAGGAGTTTTTGGTCAAACTCCAATTGCAGGAAACGGTGGTTTACCAGGCAGAGGTGGATTAAATACTAACAGTATTGGAGATGTAACATTTAGTGGTGGTACAGGGGGAACAGGAAGAAATAATAATAACGGTACTGGTGGAGGAGGTGGTTCTTCTGCAGGATCAGCTGCAAATGGAACTAACGGATCTAATGGCGGAGCCACAGGAGGAGCAGGAGGTATTGCTCCATTAGATGGGGGAAACGGAGGAAACGGAGGTAACGCTGGTCAAAACGGTAATCCAGGTGTTCAACCAGGTGGTGGTGGAGGTGGTTCCGGTGATACCGGTACTAGAACGGGTGGTAACGGAGCAGTGGGAAAAATTATTGTTAATTACGTTCAAGGCGGAACAATCTTTATATCGTGGATTGGATAAAAGAAAATTGAAAATTCATTTAATTTTCAATTAGTTTCAAAAGAAACCCCTATAATTATTAATAATATATTATATATAATAATAAAATAAAATAAAATATAATTAATATAATTAATATAAATAATATAAATAATAATTAGTTATGAGCAATCCAGTACAACTTACCGAGGAAGAAGTTCAAAAAATTAAATCTTTACAGGATAAATACACTACTGTAACAGGTAAATTAGGACAACTAAAAGTAGAACAAATCAATTTAGAAACGCAAATAGCTCGACTTCAGAAATTAGAAGAAGATTTTAGTAAAGAGTATTTGGAAATTCAAATTGAAGAATCTAACTTTGCAAGCGAAATTACTAAAAAATATGGTACAGGAGAAATTAATTTAGAAACTGGTATGTTTACTGCTACCAACGCGTCTGTTTGAGAATACTGATTCATATTTATTAGTAATTAATAACCTATTTTAAATCTATAAACAATGGCAGAAAGAATCGTCAGTCCCGGCGTATTTACTGAAGAAAAAGATTTGTCGTTTCTCCCCGCGGGTATTGCAGCTATCGGAGCCGCTTTTGTAGGACCAACAATTAAAGGTCCGGCAATGATTCCAACATCTGTAAACTCATACGGAGATTTCGTTCAAATATTCGGTGATACCAATCCTAATTTATATTTGCCTTACACGGCAAAAGAATACCTGGAAAATTCAGGTCAATTAACAGTTGTGCGTGTTCTTCACGACGACGGATATTCATTATTAAATCCAGTAGCAGTTGTAGCTACAGGGTCGTTTGGTAAGAAGCATATTGCACTTCTACATCCTTCGCAAGTGTTATCTGAAACGAATGCATTTTACGACGGAACAACCAATTTATTTGGTCAATCCGTATTAACTTCTAACGGTACTGGATCGTTTGTAATTAAAATTTCCGGATCGTATACAGTAGACACAGCAGAATATCCTAATGCAAAAGGTCCGGCAACTGCATTTTACAGTTGCTCATTAAGCAACAGTGATGCAAATTCATTAACTCGAGTATTTTCTCGTCAAGCTAATGTAACTTCAGCTCCGGCTTATTTATATACAATGTTTAGACAAGCTGCTTCCGCTTCGTTAGCTGCTGATGCTAATAGCTATGTATATTTAGAAACAGGATCGTTTGATTTTGAAGATGGATATTTAGAAGCTCAAACTCCATGGATCATTTCTCAGACTGTTAATAGCGCTAATTTCAATTTATTTAAACTACATACTCACGCAGATGGAGTTCATTCTAATTACGAAGTTAAGATTGCTATTAGTAATATTAAGCCGGCCGGAACAATTGCAGGATCAGAATACGGTTCATTTGCTGTTGTAGTTCGCGCCGTTGATCAAACTAAATTAAATGCAGTTGGATCTCCATATACAACTCAAGACACTGATGTTCGACCTAACGTGTTAGAGTCGTTTGATAACGTTAATTTAGATCCTAACTCACCAAGATACATTGGACGAGTTATTGGTGATCGTTATAAAACAATAGATGCTGATGGTCGAGTAACTATCCATGGTGATTATCCAAATAAATCTAAATATGTATACGTTGAATTAGATGACAACGTTAAAAATGCAGTTTACTCTGCAGAATTAGTTCCTTTTGGATTTGCTGCGTTGTATAATCCATTACCGAGTGCATTTACTTCTATAACGGCTGCGTCTTTTGTATCAGCTCAGCAAGTTAATGGAGTTTATAACAAACGTAAATTTTATGGATTTGATTATGATTTAGCTAGCACAGATAATATAAACTACTTAAAGCCATTGCCAAAAACAGGAGCAACAGTAGGATCAAATGTAGCTTTCTTGCTTTCTAATTTCAACCAAGAATCTGGAGCTAATTATCCGTCAGCAGCTTCTCCATATACAGGATCTATTGATTTAACAACTAATACCACTATTGATTCTCGTAAATTTATCGTGCCATTTCAAGGTGGTGCGGATGGAATTCAGCCTAATCGTAGAATTGCTGTTGGGGAAGATATATTAGCTGCAAATACTCAAGGATATGATTTAAGTTCTAATACAGCAAAAGATTATTCAGTGTATAAGCAAGCTATTGATACTTTATCTAACGCAGATGAAATTGACATTAACATGTTGGTAATGCCAGGTGTTATTCAATCACTTCACTCTTCAGTAATTGACTATGCATCGCAAATGTGTTTGGATCGCGCTGATACATTCCTTGTATTTGATTGCGTTGGATTGACAGATAATATTGCAGCTGCAGTATCTGAAATTGAAGCTTTTGATAACAATTACGCTGCTACGTATTATCCATGGGTTAAAATAGTAGATGCAAATATCAATCGTCCAGTATGGGTTCCACCATCCGTTGTAATTCCTGGAGTTCTTGCATTTAATGATCGAGTAGCTGCTGAATGGTATGCGCCTGCCGGTTTAAATCGTGGTGGTTTAACTTCCGTACTCGATGCTTATACAAGATTAACTCACGCTGACAGAGATGAGTTGTATGAAGGTCGTGTAAATCCAATTGCTACTTTCCCTGGAACAGGGGTTGTAGTATGGGGTCAGAAAACACTTCAAGCTCGTCCATCCGCATTGGATAGAATCAACGTAAGACGATTGTTAATTGCAGTTAAAAAATATATCGCTTCTGCTTCTAGATATTTAGTATTTGAACAGAACACAGCTGCAACTCGCAACAGATTTTTAAATATCGTTAATCCTTATTTAGAATCAGTTCAACAGCGTCAAGGTTTGTATGCATTCCGAGTTATTATGGATGAAACAAATAACACTCCAGATATCGTTGATCGTAACATTATGTATGGTCAAATATTTTTGCAACCGACTAAGACTGCTGAATTCATTATTATTGACTTCAACATCTTACCAACCGGTGCTGCATTTCCTGGTGCGTAATAATAACTAATAAAATAGAAAGAGCCCATAGAAATATGGGCTTTTCTTTTGTTTTTTCAAAAGACTGATATTTATATTAAATAATAAAACTTAAAACAATGAACGCATTAGAAC